GAGGCGATCCTCAAGATCGGAAACTTTAATCTTGCGTTGAATCGCTGTCATTGCTGATCGGTTTTAGAGTTGAACATTTCGATAAGCCCCTGAGCCTCGATAAACGTCATAGCGCGGCGTGCCTCTTTCCTGGCTCTCTGCATACGGGCAAACATTCGGCAGAAAGTGTCCATCGCCTCGTTGTATTGATCGACCATTTGATTGTATGACTTCACTATGTCGCTGTATTGCGACTTCATTTCGTCGAAATTGTAGCGCACATAGGGCGACAGGTCGTGCAACTTGCTGGCGTGGGCAAGGTGGATAGAATCCATGCTGTCGAATACAGCGGTAAGGGATTGTTTTGCCCCGTCAGATGCGACGGAGGCGGGCGCGAGCGTGCCCGGTTCGATTGTAGGCATAACTTGTATTTGTAGGATATAAAAAAGCCGTCGTTAGGTGTCCTACGCTATACAAGTAAAGCGCGGGGTCGTTTCCGATACCCCCACCATCGACGGCAAATTGTGAATATGCGAATAACATAACTTGTATTTTTAGGATAGTGCAAATATAGCCCTTTTTCTTGAAACCGCAAGGGCTGGGGCGGTTATTCTTTGCTATCTATTATTTTTACTATTATCAAACTACTCATAATAGCCCAAGTAAATGCGACTACCACTAGGTGAACTCTTATAGACATTGGCGCATCCGAGTTCGCAATATGGATAGAAACGAATATAAGGCTAATATAGCCTAAAAGCAAAAAAATAGCGAATGCCGCCACTATGACCGCTTTTAGACAGTTCTTTATCTGCTTTTTGATTACCCGCTTAACGGCATCTTCGGCCGCTTCATCTATTCGATTATCAGTATAATTTTTAATGTTTTGAAGCAAAAAGCGGGTAAGATTCAGTATGTCATTTTCTCGATTCATGGCCATATCAATATACCGTTACGAAATTCTCTACCTTGAACGAGCGCCAGCCGCCCGCCTCGACGTCGTAATAACGAATCGTTAGAGCGTCATTTGGTCGGCCGGTGCCCTTGATCGTTGCGGCCACTTCGTGCAGCGTGCCCGCCGCCTTGCGTAATGTCCCGTCGGCTTTCTCGTATGCGAACCGCACCACGCCCGCCCGCATCCGCTGTGTCAGGCGGTAAAGGCTCCAAGCCTTGACAAGGCAAATATTAAAGGCCTTGCCCGTAGCCCGGGCAATCGTCCACGCTCGGCACATAATCGTTTGTAAATCTTTTCTTTTCATTGTTTGTATTAAATTGTTTATTTAACTTATTTTTCGAGTTTGCGGGGCGGTCGTTGAGGCCGCTCCGGTTCCCCTCATTAGTTTAACAGCACTTGCAAAGCCTCTGCGATTTCCGGGTATTCGTTCCCTTGTTCATCCCATACGGCCGCTACCGTCGTGCGCTCTTTCTCTATTGTCCAGCTCGGAGCCGTCCAATAATCCCCGGCATCCTCTCTGATTTCGGCCTTATAGCTTACAGAAGCCGTGAATCCCTCGTGTTCGATCTCGAAGCCCTTATTTTCTCCGTCACAGTGGTAGTTAATGTAGTGGGCGATCTCCTTTGCGAATTGATTGTAAGCGGTGGTGTTCATTGTTGTAATGCTATTGGTTCTTATTCCTGATGCAAATGTAATGCAATAAATTCACACATGCAAATATTTTGTAAACTTTTTGCTTCACGAAATATATTTTTGTTATGGCTATCGCATTACGTTCGGGGAATTTGATTACATTTGTAGCGTGAACTTATACCGTTACATTATGGATATTAAAAAAGTAATCAAGGCTAACGGACTAACCGTTAAGGAGGTAGCCGAAAGAATGGGCATCACGCGCGAAGGGTTAAGTAATCACATCAACGGGAACCCCTCGGTACAGGTGCTCGAACGTATTGCCGCCGCTATTGGTTGCAGCGTGGGGGATTTTTTCGCCCCGCAGCCATCGAACACAATCACCTGCCCGAAATGCGGTGCGGTGCTGGAGGTAAAGGAGAGAGAATAATAATCGCTGTTATGGAACTGACGACGATACAAAGCAGGATATACGAAATCCGAGGCCAGCGGGTAATGCTGGATAGGGATTTGGCGGAGTTGTACCAAGTGACAACAAGTGCCCTCAATCAGGCAGTAAAACGGAATAGTAAACGGTTCCCGCCCGATTTTATGTTCCAGCTTACAAATCAGGAATTTGCAAACTTGAAATCACAAATTGTGACATCAAGTTGGGGTGGTATTCGCAAAATGCCGTATGCCTTTACCGAGCAAGGGGTAGCAATGCTTTCCGGCTTGCTCAATAGCGACATTGCAATAAATGCAAATATAGCCATCATGCGGGCTTTCGTAGCGATGCGGAACTACATCACCACGACGACGCAGATAACGGCGGAACTGTCCGAAATACGGGCAAAGCTGGCATTGTTGGAACGAGCTGACGAAGACAATGCCGAAGCGGTAAACGATCTTTCGGAAGATATGCGCAAAGAGCTTGACAACATTTATCAGGCTATCGCGGCGCTGTCGGTCAAGATTCCGCAGGCCCGCAAGGTCGGCCAGCCGATAGGGTTCAAACGCACCGACGGCAAAAAATAACCCGCTGCACCCTTCGATGATAAATGCCCGTATTTCGTATTGGCTTTGCATTTGGCTGCATTTCATTCCTCGGACATAGAAAGTATAGACCGCACGAATAAAAGCCGTAAAATCAAAAAAGGGAGTGCACGCCCTCTGTACAATTTAGGGCGTGTAAATCAATAAGGTGCAAAGGACATAATCCGATTCCGATAGTTGAGGGCGTCCATTTGGCGGACGTCATCTTTGTTACTGTAAGGGGAGGGGCAAAGGACGGTTAGGCGTGGGGTTGTTGCTATCCACTCCACCCAAGAGACGAAATGCAGTAAAAAACGGAATGATCGACGGAAATAAGATGCGCCCCGCCGATCATTCCAACTAAAATAACACGATATGACAAAGGTGCTGCACTGCGGCGCATTATGCAAATAATCGTATTAAAAATTCGTCAGCAATGCAGCATTTTTCTCTCGTTCCTCTCGCTCGAAGCTGGCCAGGTAGTTCTCCGTCGTTTTGAGATTCGAATGTCCGAGGCTTTCGGATATATAGGCAATATTCGCCCCCGAACGCTTCAATACCGTAGCGAATGAATGACGGGCGGTGTATGTGGTAATGGCTCCAAAGCCCAATTCGTGCCCCAGTTTTCGGGTGTATATGTTCATCAGCATAGTAAACATATTGCATCGGTGGCTTAACTCGAATGCGTTTTTCTCCTTTCCCGTAAAAATCGGGAAAATATAGTTGTCTGCCTTTGGCGGATTGCCCCAGCGGTCGATAACGGCCTGCATCGGAGGGGTGATAATGGCCCGTATTTCCTTGTGCACTCTATTTGTCCGCTCCGTTTTCTTTCTGGTGAAACATATCTCCCCATCGACTATATTGCAGTATTTCAACCGCGCCAAATCGGCCATATTTATCCCATTGCATAGATACATGAAAAGCCAATAATCCCGATATTTTTCTATCGTTTTATTGCCCTTGTAGCGGGCTATTTCGCCTATCTGTTCAAGAGTTAAGGCAAGTTTCCGCCCCTCGCCTCTGACTATCTCGTATTTGCCGTGCCCGAATGGGTCCGCGCTTGGCTTAATTACTCCGTTCCGGCTTGCGTCGAGCATAATAGTGCGTAGCTGGCGTAAATGGATGGAAATCGTTGTCGGCTTCAATCCTCGGGCTTTTTCATGCGCTTCGTAGCGTTTGAGCCATGACGGAGTAACCTCCGAAAATGTTATGTTCTTGCCCCCGAACCGTTCGAAAGAAGCAAGCGCATCCTTACACACGTGCCACGAACCGGCACGCCCCTCATCCCTAAACATCTGCAAACGCGCCTCAAAAGCTGTGTTAATCGTCCCCGTCGTCGCTCCGGCTAATCTCATGTTCAGGGCATCGAACGAAAAATCGCCTGCGGAGGTAAGGTCGCGTACAAAATCCCGCACAATATTGAATCGGGCTTCTATTTCCTCCCGAACTTGAACCAGCGATCGCAGCTTAGTTGTAGGCATCTTGCGCCACTCATCGACGGATAACGTCTTGCTGGTAGTGTAATACTTCTGTTGGCGGGCGAATCCCACCTGTACTTTTACGGGATATTTCCCGTCTGCTTTGGGGCGTCTGGTGTCTAATACGGTAAACACCGAAACACAATCTTTGGTGTACTTGAACATAGGCCGAAAATTTGCATACACTGTACATACTATTTGCATACAAATCTACGAAAACAATCCGAAAATAAAAACCGGCTATTCGATTTTTAGGGGATTATACACTGATAATCTGCGTTTTTATATAAAATATAAAAACAGCGACAAACCACTAAAAACCATATTACGTATAATATTCGCTTGGTAAGAACGCTGCGGGTAATGATTTCCCCAACAACAACAGCGGAGCGGATAGCCACTACGGAGGGCGCAGTATCTGGGGACAAATAGATAATCTTATAAACCGCTATCATTGGACTCTTGAATATATTCTTTGGGGGATTTCATGGGCTAACGTACAGCTTATGATTTCCGACGCTCTAAAAACGGATTGTAAAAGTAAATCAACAACTAATATTCCCAACAATGAACAATCAAAAGTTCCCGATATAATTGACATGAACGATCCTAATGCAATGAACACACTTCTTCTGATGGCAGGAGGCAAACGATAACAAACGAAATAATTTATATGCTTGACAACATCCTAAAATCCGCGTCCGCACTCGGCGCCTGCGAACGACTGGACAAAGTGAAAAATTTTCACTCCCTGACCTCTCTGTTTTTTACGCCACAAGGACTTGAATTTTGCCATAAAAACAATTTCCCTCCGCTGGGAATATTTCAAGCTCACAAAAACGAAGTGAGTGATTGCAACATGTATGTGGATTGCGGATGCATAAGGCTCGACAAGCGAAAATACATTTGCTTAGTCGGCGATACGTCGGCTGAAATAGAAGCCTCGGGAGTAGATTTCGTCCACACTGTCATTCTTATGCATGGAGCCTCGGCCACAATCAACGCTTCGAATTATGCCGTAATAAAAGTCGTGAACATCAGCGGATCAAAGGTAGAAATCAATAAAGATAAAACCGTCATCGTATTATGAGTATAAACCTTACCGTAGTCATAGATAACGATGAAGCAATTCGCAAGTTCCGTGAACTTCAGAAAACGGCCAAAACCGTAACGTCCAGTGTCGTGACGGATGCCGACCGTATGGATATTGCAATGCGTCGCCTGGCTACCACTCTCGGACAAATCGGCGTCGGAGTGTCGCTTGCGGGGCTGGTGAAACAAATCGCGCGAACTCGTGGCGAGTTTCAACAGCTCGAAGTGGCCTTCACAACTCTGCTCCAAAGCAAGGAAAAGGCCGATGCGTTGATGTCACAAATGGTCGAACTGGCTGCCAAAACGCCGTTTGACCTGCAAGGCGTGTCCAGCGGTGCCCGCCAGCTTCTCGCATATGGATTCGCAGCAGAGGATATTACCGACACACTGACTCGGCTCGGTAATGTTGCGGCCGGTCTGGGACTGAACCTGCAAGACCTCACGTGGTTGTACGGCACGACGGCCGTACAGGGGCGTTTATACACGCGTGACGTAATGCAGTTCCAAAGCCGAGGCATCGACCTCGCGGGAGAGTTGGCAACGCAACTCGGCAAGACCCGCGCGGAAATCTCACAGATGGTCACGGAAGGCAAAATAGGCTTTCCAGAGGTGCAGAAGGCTATTGAAAGCATGACGAACGAGGGCGGGAAGTTCCACAACCTGATGCAGGAGCAATCCAAAACCATTACGGGCCTCATCTCCAATCTCGGCGATGCTCTCGACATGATGTTCAACGACCTCGGCAAATCGCAGGAAGGCGTCATCACGGGTGTGCTCAAGGGTACGATTTCACTTGTCGAGAATTACCAAAAGGTATTGGATATTCTAATTCCGTTGGTATCGGCATACGGTGCCTACAAAGCAACATTGATCTTGACCGCAGCGGCACAAAAAATAGTTGTAACCGCAGCAAATATCAAAGCATTTTTTGATTTGGCGAAAGGTATAACCGCCGCAAAGGATGCACAGTTGTTATTTAATACGGCGTTTAATGCTAATCCGCTCGGGTTGGCTTTGAGTGTCCTTACCGCTATTGGGATCGCCGTATGGAAATATTCAGACGGGATATATAGCGCGGCAAAATCCCAAAAGCAGCTGAATGACAGTATAGCCGAAGCGGCAAGTTCTGCGGCAGTAGAACAATCGGAGTTAGGCAGGCTTAAAGGGAAATTACAAGCGGCAAAGGAGGGAACGGAAGAATATAACAAAATTCGTAACGAAATAATAGAAAAATTCGGTAAATATGACGCCGGACTAAAAGCCGAAACACTTACGGTTGAAACTCTCGCTCAAAAATATAACAGTCTTACTGATGCAATATTGCAATCTTATAACGCTCGTCAATACGAAAAATTCTCACGGGAGCAGACTGATTTGTTCGAGCAAACGGCAACCAAAAGCTATGACAAAATTTTCAACAAACTTATAAAAAAATACGGCGATGAATTGGGTACGCAGTATGGCGTTGAATTACAAAAAGCCATAAGCGACGGTTCGATAAAAGTTCTTCAAAATTCGGCGGGGATATTACGTATAAGTGGATTGAAAGATTTTGAAGCAACAATAGGCGGAGCATTGGGGCTAACAACCCAATTTGAAGTATATACGGGACGTGTCGCAAAACTTATAGCGAATATAGTTGAAGCACAAGAGGTACTGCGTGAAACAGATGATTTGGCCCGCAAACGATTCGGTATTACAGCTCCAACACCCCAAAGTTCTACAAATACCGAAACACCAGAACAGCCCCAAGAAGTACGCAACAAATCCTATTGGGAAGGACAGAAGAAGGAGGCGGAGGCAGCTCTCGAAGCGATGGACGTTTCATTGAAAGGGACAGCGAAATGGAATGAGCTGATCGCCAAAATCGCCGAATACGATTCGAAAATTAAACAATACAGCGTTTCGGGCAAAACGGTGACGGATGCCGCCAAAGCCCAGAAAAAGCTATCCGATCTTATTCTCGCCAATGATAAAGCCCTTCAGCAATCGCGCATCGATATTTTGAAAGATGGCAAGCAGAAAGAGCTGGCCGAAATAGACTTGCGCACAAAAGAGGAAATGAACAAACTCGAGCAGGATAAATCGAAACTTAAAGCCGCGCAGGGTGGAATCATAACTGCAGATCAAACAAAATATTTTCAGGAAAGGCAATCGAATATTCAGCAAAAAAATGCCGATGACCGAGCTGCCATAGAACTGAAATACGCCCAAGAGCTTGACAAGATATACAAGCAGATCACCGATGACACGCTCTCGGAAGAAGATCGCCGCATCAAAGGCATAAAAGACAAATACGAGGAGTTCCGCAAGTGGGTAGAAGATGCTCTGAAGGCTGGAAATATCACCAAAGAGCAAGCGACCGATTTGGGTATCAAGATCGACCAAGCGGAAATTGCGGCCAGCCTAAATACCATTGTCGAGAAATACGGTACGATGGAGGATAAGATTGCCAAGATACGCGAGAAACACGCCAAAGACAGGGAAACAGCAACAAAGAACGGCCGCTCCGACCTTATTCCTCAAATCGACAAACATGAAACAGAGGAAATCGGACAAATCAAGGTGGACGAACTGATGAAAACCGATGACTGGATTAATCTGTTCCAAAACCTCGACGCCTTGTCGAGCCGTGAGATATTGCGTATTATTGACAACATAAACAGACTGCTCCAAGATGCCGACCTCGACCCTATCAATCTGAAAACAGTAACCGATCAACTTGACCAAGCAGCAGATATAGCCACTCGGAAGAATCCATTCGCAAGTATTTCGGCAAACTTCAAGGCTTATAAAAAGGCACTTGCAGATGGGGATGATCTTCGAGCTGTAAAGCTACGTGAAGATGCCTGGCAAGCAGTAGCGGAGGCAATTGACATCGTTGCTGCATCGATAAGCGGTGTGTCTTCTATTGCGTCAGCATTGGGAGCAGATGAAGACACGACGGCCTCCATTAACAACATTGCAGGTGCTGTAGGCGGAGCAGCACAAGCTGTGAGTGGATTCGCATCTGGAAATATTGTTCAAGGCATTCAAGGAACTGTGTCGGCTATCACCAGCCTGATAAACCTTTTCAGCGGAGATCGACGAAAAGAACGTAACATTCAGCGCTTACAAGATCAAATTGATGCTCTCGAAAAATCATATGATGAACTCGGGGAGGCCGTTGAAGAGGCATACTCTACAGATGCTTCTGAACTTATCGAACAACAAAATGAATTACTCGAACAGCAAAAAATATTGATACAAAATCAAATAGCAGAAGAGCGTAGTAAAAAAGACACGGATGAAGAACGAATCAAAGAATGGGAAAATCAAATTGATGAGATAAATAAACAAATAGAAGAAAATAAGGAAAAGGCCTTAGATGCAATTTTTGGCGAAGATCTAAAATCTGCAATTGATAATTTCGCAACAGCTTACGCCGATGCATGGGCAAACGGGGAAGATCGGGCAAGAACCGCACGAGATGTGGTTCGGAATATGATGCGTCAAATGGTAATAGAAAGTATTAAATCTGCCATACAATCTTCCGAAGCCATGAAGAAAATTCGCGAGAAATTGCAAGAGTTCTGGTTAGATGGGGTATTTTCAGCCGAGGAACAAGAGGAGGCCTATAAAATGGCTGATGACTTACAAAAATATTTAGATGATAAATATGGATGGGCAGGTTCTCTGCTATCCGACAATCAGGCATCTACCCAGAATGCTACTTCACGCGGTTTTCAGGCAATGTCCCAAGACACAAGCGACGAACTCAACGGTCGCTTTACTGACATGCAAGGTAAAATGAACATCCTTGTCAATGGTATGGAGCTGCTTCGATCGATCAATATGGATACGCGTAATGTGACTTTCGACATCCGAGATATTATGATTCAATTGAATGGTAATGTCGCAGATATTCGAACATACACCCGCATATTGCCTGCAATGGGCGAAACTCTTGTTGCAATAAATCGAAAACTTGATAACCTATAAAACATGCCAACAACAGAAGTAACTATAAATAACAAACCGTTATCTACAATGGGAGTTGCCATGCTTTCAGGAGCATATGCAGCCCTCCTTACACCTCCATCTCTCAAAGAATTTGTCGAAAATGACGATCCAACACAAAACGGAATAGATATTATTGTTCCGGATTCACCGGTTGTAAATGAACGTGACGTAACATTGACATTTTTGATCAAAGGAACATCACAAGAGGCATTTTTATCTAACTATGCTGCTTTTGTTGCAGAATTACACAAAGGAACCGTAACACTATATGTCCCGGATTTAGGCAATACGTATAATCTTTTATATAGCAACAGCACTCAATTTGAAAATTATCGATTGAATGCCTGTAAATTAGCAGTGAAATTCCGAGAACCCAACCCCGCAGATCGGGCGGCACGCGAATAGGAAAGGCCGGGAATCTATCCCAGCCTTTTACTCGCTTCTGCTATTCATCGTAAAATGATGCGTTAGCCCCTCCCCATCCTTATCAAATCAATTGCAGTTCTTCTCCAATCTTACGAATTTCGCTCTTTATCATTTCCATACGTTAGGACAATAAACGTGTATTCGGCTACGTTTTCATAGTGCAACTAAAAAGTTGGCAAAAAATTTGCACCTCGAAAAAACGTGTATTATATTTGCATCATATAATGAAATATAGACGTACGGGTCTATCCGTAACCACGAATATCGAACATAAAGGATACAATAAGACCGTCATAATATTACATGGCGGTCTTTTTATTTATTGACAATATAAAAAACTTACGTTTATGAAAAAATTTCATTCGGCTCTTTTTGACTTTTGTTGGTTCCCTAATTATGACGCATCTATTGAATATCTTGCGAATAATATAGCAGATCCGGAACCATGGGATTTCTCAGATGCTACGCAAGCCAAATATTCCATTTTGAAAAGTTATATCGAACATACTTTCCGCAAAATTAAATCTGAAAATAAAATATCCTTTTCTTTTGATAACAATTTTGCATGTTTCAATACTGGACTTGTAACTGCAAATTTGGAAAGCATATTTGCTCTTGCTGAACGCAACAATAGGCCAGATGTAGCCGAGAAAGGTTTATCGCCTTATGTTTTCAAGGCATTTGTCAGGGAAAGCGATATTCAGCTAATTAGCAAATTCGGCGATAATATTCCGGACATTGCTGATTTTTTCCAGAAACCCGAGGATTTGATTTTCAATCCTCAATGCAGGGTAGTCCCTCAAATCGACTATATCATTGCGGACAACATGGACAGATTTCCTGCACACATGCAAGGGCTGAGTTCAGACGAAATGCGCAGAAGACTCGTTGGCGCGATTAATGAAGCCCAAAAAAAAGCAAGGTCAAATTACAAAATAGCTGTCCCCCAGTATTACGAAGGGAAAATACAACTTCTGTTGCCCTTATGCCTTACCCCTGGATCACCCAATCCGGATTTAGCTTTAGCCACGCATAAAATAGGGAATAATACCTATACAGCGCGCACATGCTTAACATTGAAGATGGCATATAACAACGCTCGTCTAATCGTTAAGCCGCAAAGTTCATGGCTTAAACCTTAAAATACGGATGGAAGCAACCCCCTCTTGCCCCGGTCAAAAGACCGGGGCGTTTTTCTGTATTTTTTCTTAAAATTACTTGCATAATGTGCCGAAACCCCACACTTTTGTATCGACCCTGTGATGGCACAGGATACATATATCGACGAAATGACAATATACAACCCTTCCGGTAAAGCGATATACGATGCGCCCGTAACAACGAGTGCCATTATCAAATACGCACTTATGGGGGATTATTACATCGAACTCCCCTTTAGTTTGCTTACCCCGCTGGATTTCCCCCTCGGATCATACATCACCTACAAAGGCCGCAAATTCGAAATCATGTCGGAGGTTTATCCGGATTTCGACAACAAAACCGGCGGCTACAAATACACGCTTCAGTTCCAGGCGCAGCAAAACCACATGAAAAATTTCATCTGCTTCTGGCTGGGAGGCGATAATCCTGAAGCTGTATTCCACAACACGACAGACTTGGCATCCTTCGGGGCGCTCATCGTCGCCAACATGAACAAGGCACTGGGAGGAAACAACTGGCAGATGGGAAGTGTAAATGTCGAACATCCGGAAACCAACAAGCTCGTATCGTTCAATGGCGATACCTGTTGGGATGCCTTATCATCCATTGCCGAGACTTTCGATGTCGAATGGTGGACCGAGGAGAACGGCAGTATCGTAACCCTGCATTTCGGAAAACTGAACTTCGGAACGCCGGAAACATTCAAACGCGGAGAAGTCGTCAAAAGCATCCCGGCCAAGAAAGGGGACGATTCCGAATACGGGACCCGTTTCTATGTATTCGGCTCCACGCGCAACCTGACGAAAGAATACGGACAATCCGAACAGGGCGGCGTAACGAACCACGTTTCCGAAGTCCGGTTACGGCTTCCGGATGGGCAGCAATACATAGACGCACGTCCCGGACTTACAAAAAACGAAATCAAGGAAGTCGTAGTGTTTTTCGACGACATCTACCCGAAGAACACGGAAACCGTCACTTCGGTAGAAACTATCGATCGGACAATCATTGAAGGGCAGACCGACAAGGCATACGTCATGGTATGCAACGACACGCCATTTCTACCTTCAGACGTAATCGAAGGAGAAACGCTGGGGGCACATTTTACGAGCGGCGATTTGATCGGCTGGGATTTCGAACTCGCCCTTATCGACGACAATGGCGACAATATCGACCCCGCGACCTGGAAACCCGAAGACGGATTCAACAAGAAATTTGAAATCATCGCCCAAGTCGAAACGTCCGGCGAAAGTCAGCAGATTATACCGAATGAAAACATGCGTCCTCGTGGAAAAGATGATGACCGAGGGCCTGACACTTTCGTACTCACAGGCGTCAAACTCCCCCAGCAACGCATAGACGAAGCAGAACAAGAACTTCTTAATGCCGGCACTTCCTATGCTGCCAAACATAGCAGCGACACGACAGTCTATGACTGTGAAACGAATCCCGTGTATTGTACACACAACGAAAAAAACTACGAAGCAGGACAGGCTGTACGATTAATGGGTCCTCAATTCGGTATAGACGGTCGTCTTTCCCGGATTCAAGGTTATGAAAAAAAACTATACAACGAGTACATCGCAACCTATACGGTAGGCGACAATACACCTTATTCCCGCCTGGGCAGTATTGAATCGGACGTGAAAGCATCGCTCTATTCCCAACGTATAGGCATTGCGGAGAATGGAGCGGCTATATATCTAATCACCCGATACGATAATACTTTTCCGACCGATACAAATGCTTATTCTGCACGAAGGGCAATATGGGAGTTTGCCAACAAGCAGGCACCCGATACGTTCAAGGGTAGAATGACTTTCAACGCAGGGGCACAATTTGGACCATCATATGCCTCCGGTATTACCGGAGTGGGCGGGTTTATAAATGAAAAAGGCGCCGGCGAGCTGGAGAGCCTCTTCATCCGCCGTTTTCTGGAGGTTCCGGAGCTTCGGTACAACCGCGTGGGCATCAGCGTCGGGGACGACTGGAGCGCTCCGGGCGCCGGGGTGATCGAGAGCGTGGACAAGGATCAGAAGCTCGTAACGCTCAAACTCGAAGAGGGCGAGATCGGCGCCGTAGCTGTCGGGGATATCTGCATGGGTATCTTCCACGACTTCGACCCGTCGAACAATGCGACGGCAGATTCCGACGACGGCCGAGGCAACCGCACTTTCGCAGGCTTCGCCACGGTCTATTTCCGTATTACGGAAGTCCTGGGCGACCGCAACGAGCGGTTCCGCTACGAGCTGCGCCCCCTGTCGGCCACCTTTACCAAACAGCTCGACCCGATGGAATCGATGACCTTCGTGGCCTACGGCTCGTTCACGAATCCCGCCCGGCGGAGCTCGCGCTACTCGACGCGCACCTACCAGCGCTATCTTCGCAATGTCAGCGACTGGGAGTTCACGGCCGAAAATATCGCCGCGCAGTTCGGCGACCTTACGAACCTCTCCGTCTTCGGGATCCAGATGTCGGGCTATTCGGCCTATCTGGATAATATCTACCTGCAAGGTATGGTCAGCAGCCTGGACAAGAAGGTATTGCTGGACACCCGGAGCAAGCTGTTCCGAATGGTCGGAGACAACGGCGTCGGCGTGGCATTCACCCCGGAGGCAGGCTGGAAGCAAGGCAAGCTCTACGACCCCGCAACAGGACAGTTCCAGAAGGAGTTCGACATCGAACAGATCGATCAGACGGCCCGGGAAGCCGCACAAGCCGCTGCCACAGCACAACAGGATGCCAATGCCGCGGCTGCGGACGTCTCCTCTCTGAAGAACTTCACCGACGAAGCCTTCGCCGACGGGGTTATCTCGCGGGCCGAAGCATCATCCATCGAGAAATATACGAACAGCGTCGAAGAGACGCAGAGATCCGCCGACGCCTCCTATACGACCGTTTACAACAATTCGCTGCTTTCGGGCACGGCGAAATCGAACCTGCAAGCCGCCAAGAGTACCTTCGACACCGCTGTGGCCGATCTGCTATCTGCAATTCGAACCGCCTCAGACGACGGCATCGCCACACCGGAGGAGAAGGCCGGCGTAGATTCGCAGTACGCCCTGTTCAACGATGCTTACAGCGCCTTCTGTACCCGGCTGGAGGAGGCGAACGAGTATATCCAGACGGCGATCAACACCGCAGCGCAGGGAGCCTACCAACTCTCGCAGGAGTTACAGGGGGTCGTGAACAACATCAATGAGACGATCATTCCCGACTTGCAGGACCAGATCGACAAGTCGATCATCTCCTGGGGCGGCGAGGAGGTCCCGACGCTCGACAACTACCCCGCCAGCGAGTGGACCACGGACACCGAGCGCAAGCGACATATCAACGACGGCTACGACCGGAAGATCACCACCGATGGTGCAGTGTCCTACGAAAGCTACAAATTCGTCTTCGAGAACGGCGTCTATCAGTGGAACCGTATTGCGGACAGCGGCAGCGCTACGGCTATAGCCGAAGCCCGCAAAGCCCTCGGGCTGGCCGGGACCAAAGCCCGCGTGTTCTACGGCTCGGCCACCCCGTCCGTACCCTATGAGGTGAACGACGTGTGGTTCCGCACCTCGGGATCGGGAAGTTCGCTCACCACGACCCTCTACATCTCCAATGCCGACAAAGGAGACGGCGAAACCGCCTCTGCGGACGACTGGCAGCTGGTCGATGACAGCCAGGTGCGCCTGCGGCAGATGTCCTCCGACCAGGTGATCTCCCGCGAGGAGAAAGCCGTGCTGCGCAACACCCTCGCGCAGATGCAGAAAGAGTTCGCCGCCTACCAGTCCGACGCCGATACCTACGGCATCTCCATTACGGCCCTTTCGACGGCCTACAACTCGCTGGTGAATTTCCTCACCGGCACCGTAGCCGTGAACAACGACACGGACACGACGCTCACCCAGAGCCAGCGCACGGATTACAACACCCGTTTCGCAGCCTACACCTCCGAGGTCGCCCGCTTTTCAAACCTCATTGCGGACGCCATATCGCAAGGCAAGGTGGACGGCTTGCAGTTCGGGGCCCGCAACTATATCGCCAAAGTGTATATTTCCGACTGGAACAACAATTCGCAGGGAAAAACGGACATCGTACTCACGGGCAGCGATACCGACGGCAGCTACCAGAGCGTGAACTACCGGGCCGTGCAGGAGATCATCTCCTCCGGAGACTCTACCCGTGCCGACATCTTCCGAGGCAGGATAAAGTTTCAGGAGAATATGCAGTACAGTTTCAAAGTGCGGTGGAAACTGTTGTATGAAATGTCCTCGACCGTTCGGGGAATGTACTTCGTGTTCATCTATACGGACGGCACGATGGAGTTCGTACCCATTTACGGGAATCAGACGAGTCTTGTCGAAACTGTCTATTCCACAAAGGAGGGAAAGACGTTGGACCGCATCTCGGCTTCGTACAGTCAGTTCGATGCCGGAGGCAAAACGAATCGTGTCCTGATCTATGACATTCAGCTCACGGAAGGCAACAAGGCGCCCACGGGATACATCACGGCCGAGGAGGATGTACAGGCGCAAATCGAGCAGGTGAAGCTCGATGTGGACTACATCGCCTCGGATTCGAGTCTGACACCCTCCGATAAACAACAGGTGGCCAACGAATGGGTACGCATACAGAACGAATATTGGAGTATCATTGCAAATGCCGCAAAGTATGACGTACCCGCGGATACCTTTACGACATATTTCCAACGGCTCGAAGATTACCTTGCGCCCCTGCTGGCCGATATGAGTACGACATCCGAGATAACCGGCACAGAGTTCAGAGACGTATTTGCCGATTATTATCAATTGAGCGGCAACATGTCGGACTTGATCGACGACGCGATAGACGAATCCATCAAATCGACAGAGTACCTCAAGAAGGCTATGGAAGACGGAAGTACCGAGGTGAAAGGCGGTCTGATAATGACCAATGTGATGTTGCTGAAAAATGCTGAAGGCGACGTGACGGCCGGCGTGAGCGGCTTGCAGGAAGACGATGTGCCCTTCTGGTCGGGAGCCGACTACACAAACCGGAAAAAAGCCGTGTTCAGAGTACACGCCGACGGGGAAGTACACGCAACCAAAGGAACCGTCGGAATCCTGCAGGTCAAAAACGATTCCGTAGAGGTGAGCGATGCGGCCGCAAGCGGAAACAAGATCATACTCACTACTAACAACATAAACAGCGTAAGCCAGGTTTTGGGCTCTTCCGAAGTCCCGTCGAGCCAAACGACGGAAAGTATAGCGGTCATAACCTCTCAAACGAAGCCTTTCGCCTCGGATTCCAGAAACTCAAGTCAATTCAAATGCGGAGCGGAGGTGCAGATGTCGGCACAAGTCAAGGGGACGATCCGGGGCGGAGGAAGCGTGAAGATCGAAATTATTAACCGGACAGCCGGTACTACCGACACGATATTCCGGCAATCTTCCGCATATGACGACACGGGATCGATACAGATCAACAAGAACATTAGGTATCGTTTTACGACCCCGGCATACTACTACATAAAAGTAACAGTGGAAGCATCCTATCCCGGAGGACTCGGAAACGCGGCATCCGCAGCTGTCGAGGCTATTACTTTTTCTTTCGTGACCGATGTCCGCAAGAACCTGATCGCTCCCAACGGAGTAGCCGTCGTGAAAGGATCCAGCAACTATGCGATCTTCACCGGAGATATTTTCGAGGTCAGGATCGGAAATGGAGGGTTACGCATCAAAAACGGGAAAGTCTATAAGACCAACAGCGGAACAGGTGGCTGGACCGAGATATAATAATTATGGACAAAATATTTAATAAAACGAAAAAGGTGTTGGAAGGTATTGCTACAAAGCTGTCCGAAGCGCTTATGACCGTGCAAGGATGGCTTATAGGACTATTGATCGTCATCGTGAATTTCTTCGCCGGGTACCAGCTCGTACTTTATGGGGTGCTTATTGCCGTAGCCTTCGACGCTTTGTTTGGAATATGCGTTGCTCGAAAGCGCGGAGAATTTATCCTGTCAGAACTCCTGCGGGCTACGATATTCAAGCTGGCAGTTTACTTCAATCTGATCGTAGTATTCGTTTTCATCGATAAATTCGTTACGACAGGAGGTATCGAAACGAAGATTACGACCGTGATCCTGGGTTCTGCCATTTGCCTGGCAGAAGCATGGTCGAGCTGTGGCAACGCTTTAATCATCAATCCGAACTTTCCATTCTTACGTCTGTTTCGAAAAGCATTGACCGGAGAAATAGCCCGCAAACTCAATGTAAATCCTGAAGATGTAGAAAACATATTAAACAGCACAAAAAAATGACCAGAGGACTTCGTAACAACAATCCCGGGAATATCCGCAAGGATGGAACCCATTGGAAGGGAGAGGTGGAACCTTCCCGCGACGCTGCATTCAAGCAGTTCGAATCTATGGCGTGGGGATACCGCGCGATGTTCAAATGCCTGAACACTTACAGCCGAAAATACGGGCTCGACACCATTCGGAAGATGATTTCACGCTGGGCACCCCCGAGCGAGAACGACACGGATGCATATATCCGTACGGTATCCGAATTGTCCGGCGTCCCGGAAAACGGATGGATCACGGCAACCAACCGCGATGTGATGATCCCGATAGTCGCAGCTATGTCGCGCGTAGAAAATGGCGTTGATGCCTGCATGACGGACGTGATGGCCGGCTGGGATCTGTTCATCAACGGTTGATAGCTCGTACTCATTATGGTACTGCGGAAAATAATCCTGATTCTCCTTCTGACCGGCTTGTTCTTTGTCGGATGGTGGCTCGGCAGGCGATCCGTCGATGTCCGTATCATCGAGCATACTCGAATCGATACGGCCTACTTCGAAAGACCGCAACCGCATAAAATACTGTCCTCGGCTATTTCGGTAGAGGTGCCGAAATGGTTGTTCGCCCCAGCGGATACCACCTTTACCACCGTAACAATAAATCCCAACCGGGACAGTGTGCCGGTACAGCTGCCATTCGAACGCCGGGAATATCGCGACAGCAGCTACTTCGCCATAGTGAGCGGAATAGCCCTGGGCGACTGCCACCCTACCCTTGAACACATCGAAACATACGGACGTACTATCACGCAGCAGAAAATAATCCGAACGCCCTACCGATGGCAACTCGGGCCTGCCGCAGGCGTCTATTACGTTAATCGCACGGGTGGCGTATGGATCGGAGGGCAACTTCACAGAAACATCGGAAGGTTCAATATCACGGCATCCCTCGGCTGGGCCCCACGCGATAACGGCCCCTATGTTCAAGGAAGCATAAGTATGGATTTATGGCGGAAATAACTTTTTAACGAATTATAATTATGGAAACAATTAAAAAAATCGGACTGCTTTTCCTTGCCTTCTTCTCATTCGTTTGTATTGTGGGTGGGATAGGAACACTCTACTATTGCCAGGTCGAAAGCAGCAACTTGTTCGCAACCGGGTTGATTCCCGTCGGGGCAATCTACTTCTACCTGCTTTGGCCGACATTGAAAAAGTATCTGTTCTAACAGCTTTCGCCCGTCAGGGGTGGGCGTAAAAAAAGCCCCTGCCTTTATTAGCGTCTCTCTTACCTTCCGCTAATAATAAAGGTGCCAACACACCACGACAGGGGCTGTAAAGCCTTTGCAAGTGTGTTGGCACTTATTTTTATTTGGTAAGAGAGTGAACAAAGGTAAGAGAAATATCCTATATGTGCAAATCTGAACTTTACCGACAAATTCTCGGCACGGTATCGCAAGAAACGGAGATTTCGGAAGAGCGAATACTATCCAAAGCCAAAAACGCCGAGATCGTGGATGCCAGGTATTTACTGGTCTATTTCCTCTGGAGGCAGGGATTTCACGCCCCGGTCATATCCTCGCTGATGAACTTCTCACGACGGCCCATAGAGAAGATGATTTCCCAATTCGATCTTCGTCGCAAACAAAGCGGTAAAATGTTCGAAATGCTCCTCGTCCGTATTGCGTCCAAACTCCGTCCCACCTGCGACTGATACGATTGATTCTCCCATCATTCATGTCGATTTTTGCATTGTGAGCTCAACGGCAGCGTCCGCCGAACGGACGCAACAATGTAAAAGTCTAAAACAATGAACGAAAAAACTTTAGTGTTCGACAACGGTGGCGCAATGGACGGCAACCTCGTGGCCGCGTTGATGAACGGAAACAACCGCAATAACGGCTACGGCAATGGCTACGGCTGGGAGTGGATGTGGATGATCCTGCTCTGGGCTCTCTGGGGCGGCAACGGATGGGGTGGCTTCGGCGGTCGCGGAAACGGACTCTCGAATCTTCCCGCCGAGCTGAACGGCGACGCAGGGCGTCAGCTGCTGATGAATGCCATTCAGGGAAACGGCACCGCCATCAACCAGCTCGCATCTTCGCTCAACTGTTCCGTACAGCAGATTCAGACCGCTCTGTGCAACATCCAGGCACAGTCGGGCCTCTCGGCGCAGCAGATCATCAATGCCGTGCAGTCCGGCAACGCACAGGTGCTTTCGCAGATGGCCTCCTGCTGCTGCGATGTCCGCACCGCCATCGAGCGCCAGGGCTACGAAAGCCAGCTCGCAACGCTCAATCAGACCAACACCCTGACGAGCAACGCCAACACGCAGTTCAATGCCCTCGGCTCGAAGATCGATGCCCAGACGCAGGTCATCAACGACCGTTTCTGTGCCCTCGAGATGCGTGAGATGCAGAACAAACTCGACGCCGAGCGTGCCAAGAGCGCGGCATTGGCCGGGCAGCTCTCCCAAGAACATCAGACGGCGACGATCATGCAGTCGCAGGCCCAGGCCGTAGCGCCCATCAACGCTGCGATCGGCGATCTGAGCAACCGGCTGGCAAAGATCGAGTGCGGCCTGCCGCCTACGACCGTGGTTCCCAATCCGCAGGTGTACGCGATGCCCGCCTGCGTAGCCGCCCAATACGGGCTGGGCTTCGGTGCCGCGTTCGGACTCGGCGGCAACGGCGGATTCTGGGGTTAATACGGAAAGGAGGTATGCTATGGCAGTATTCCCATTTCAGTATGTCAATCGCAGAGGTATCCCGGTCATCAAAACTACGGGTGTGACGGTCAATGCCGCCGATGTCGTGTTCTCATTCCAAAACCACGCCTTTGCCAATTCCTGGTACAGGGGGATAGTCCTGGTCGAGCTGTCGCAGGCAATACCCGCAGGCACGACAGGCACGCTTCCCGTGTTGTTCGAAACCAACGGCGTGACCAAGAATGTGACCACGTACAACGGAGCCAATGTCACCGTGTCCGATATTCCGGGGACGGGTGTATTCCAGCTCTTCTACGACAAACAGACCGACACCCTGCAACTGATGACAGGGGCCGTTTAACCAATAATAAACCGAAGGCTTCAGGAGGGGAAACCGCCCCTCCGGAGCTTTCAAAAAACAATTAACCGAAGATGTTTGCGAATTTAACCAAAGGCGCTCCGGTATATGTACTCGATATGCGCGGAACTCCCAAATACTACATGGCGACGCTTGAAGAGGCGCCACAGCCCTATTTCCCCGCTCCCGGGAACTTTCCCCCGGCGCAGCCTTCCGTCAGCTTCCCGGTAGGGGACCAGAAATGGGTCGTCCCGGTAAATGCCGATATGGTGACAAAGGACGGACTCACGGTCACGACATCCCGCGAACGGCTCATAGACGCCATCAATGCGGCAAAGCAGCAGAGCCAGTCCGTTGTGGATTCCTACGAAAAACACAAGGCCAATCTGGAAGTTTTCGATCAGATCATGCGCGAAGTGAATCCCGCGTACGCGGGTCAGGCGCAACGCGACAAGGAGCTCCAGGAGCTGCGGGCAGAGGTGGGACAACTTCGTCAGATGCAAACGGAGTTCGCCTCCATGAAGTCATCGCTGGACGCCTTTCTTAAATCGCAAATGTCTGCTAAAACAAGCAAATCATGAGAATGTGGGAAATCGAAGGCCGGTACCGCGGTGACGGGTACGGCGAGCGTGAAGAAATCGAACGCAAGATGCGCGAAGCCTACGAGTGTGGCTACGAGGATGCCAAACGCGAAATGCGCGACGGCTACGGGGAGCGTCACACGGGAGGCTACATGCCCGACGGCTACGGTGAGCGTGGCGGAGAATACGGCAGCGACGGATATGGCGAACGAAGAGGTGTCCGGGGAACCGGACCCTACTCCAGATTCCGCCGGTAAAACGAATCCGGAGAGGGGAGAAATCCCCTCTCTTTAACAGCGAAACCTATGGACAGAGAAAGATTGGACGCAAGGGACTCCATGCCGGCAGATATTCGCGCATACCTCGAAAAAAACGGATGGTCCTTTTCGAAGAAAATGTGTGAATTTGCCGTCAGCCGCATGAAGGACCGCGACGGGAAGAAAATAGAACCCATCACCAAAGAGCAGATCGACAAATTGCTCAAGACGAACGGTATCGAGCTCAAGCACGACAACGGCTACGACTGTGTATATGTCGCGAATATGGCCCGGGCCGATTACTGGGGATCATCCATTGCCGATGAACAACACCTGGCCCTGTTCGTCAAGGATTTCATCGACGATGAAGACGCCTATCCCGGGCTGCCCTTCACACGATATTTCGCCGATCTGATAGGGTCGGGAACAAATGTTCCGTGGGAAGATGTCCTGTAACAGAATCAAATCCAGAACGCGGCTCGAAAGACCGTATGTGAGGATTCAAAAAGTGTATTCAACGACATGAAGCTGCGGGATCTGAGGATAGAGAACTATGATTGGCATGTGCGGTTTTACTTCGCCGTACATGGCTATCACACGCGCTCTATCCTTTTTTCTTTGGAACAGATAGAGTGTCCCAGGCCAATTATGGAGCGAGTACGGGAAAATTTGGAAAAGGCCGATATGGATTCGGGATTCACCTATTCCAACAAGACCCGGCGAAGGTCTGTCGTAGTCGTAGGATTGGCGTCATCCCAGGCACAATTCCTGAACTCTTTCGAGCATGAACTGCGGCACCTGTGCGACGACATCGCCGTAGCATCCGCAATGCCGATGCAAGGCGAAGAAGTAGCCTATCTGACAGGACAGATAAATACAATGCTTTGGAAAGATATTCACCAATTTATTTGTTGCAAAGGTAAATGCGACGGTTATGGACGAACAAACTAAATATCTGATGTCATTGTTGGAGATCAGCGAATGCTGCTACCCTATTTATGTAGCCGTAATCTGCGAATTGATAGAATCGATATAATAGCTGGATAAGATCGGCTTTTATATCTTCGTCAATGTCCCGACAACGTGCGAAAGTCGCACTTCCTTCGTGTGCCCCGAAAGATACGTTATAAAGTAGCTTCACGTCCGGCTCCCGCCCAATAGAGTTCAATGCTTGAAACGACATTAACAGAATGAATCAAAAGAACACTTTTATCGTCTAATTGCAATTATGCAATAGGATGAACGGATGTAATTCTACATCATATATTCCGAATTGCACGGTTATTATCCTCTCCCTTTCCGCAAATTCATCAAAATAAAGGCAGCTCCTGCTGCCATCCGTCAATGTGTTCTCTAATATTCCTTTTGAATTTCCGCCATAAAAACGGCAAGGATTTGTGTGCCTTGAATCGACAGACGAAATCATGGCGATAACTCACGCCCATCCTTGCTTCCCGGCAGATAATCATTTCGAGCAATCGATTCCGTGAATAACTGATGTATATTTCGGAATCGTCACGTGCCCCGCCTCTGCGTTCGTTTTTCCTATATCGTCCCATTTGCAAATTCCGAATAAATCATTATATTTGTATCGGTGTGAGGGGTGATTCTTCGGAATTGCCTCTTTTTTATTCATCTTCGAAGGCGTCCGGTACTTCTCCGGAATGTTCCCGACAAAAACCGATTGGCCGGATCTCTGGGCCGCTGCAATCTTCGAAAACAATAATTGCCATGTTTCCGTCCGATCTGCATCCAATCAATTCACAACTATTCGGAATGTCGATTCTCACCTCAAATCTCCGATTCATAGCTACCTGCTTTTTGAGTATATCGCCGACCGCAACTCTCCAAAACGCGGATTAAGTGCCTCCGGTGTTCTGGTGTATCCTTATCCGGAGCAACATAAAACGTTACCCCCGCAATTCGAATTATTCTCGTACATTTATTTTCTATTGCCAGAAGTTTAGCACGATCTACTGTACCGTTTTTAGATGTATCTACTGCCATATGAATAAAAAAGGGAGCGATTTTGCCTCTCCCGGTTAAAACTTCTCTTTCCTTATTTGTTCTTCCAGCTCTCTTTCCGCCTTGCGTATGTCCCTCTGCAACTCCTCCAGCCGGGTGATCTGTTCTTCACTCATGCGTGGACACCCCGAGAGCCAGCTGCTGTAATTGGGCGTACTAATTTTGCCGCAGGCGATACTCCCCACCCGCAGACAGTAATCGTAATACTTTACAAACTCATCTTCCGGAGCGTCCCGGTCTATGTCGGTGATGATGTCATCCATCCCAACTATATAGTCCGCGCATTCGGTGATCCCGCCGACATCGCCGCCGACCCAGCTCCGCGTAGCATCCTCATAATCATAGCCGTGTTTCTCGCAAAAAGCCTGCAAATAGGCGTTGCAGGCTTTTTCGTAGTCTGATTTGAGTTTCGTGTTCATAGATATTCTTGGTTAGTTACTTGGTTAGTCAAAATGCACAGAGCATCTTACTCATTTTCGTGAATCGGCCGCCAGCCGATAATCTTATGACCAATACCAGCCCATCCGGGATACATATATATCCACCATTCAGAACGGTCATATTTAACAGTGACAAATGGAAGTTTCTTATCAGAGGTTTTACACAACACGAGTTGTCCATTTTGCGGCAGCTCCTCTTTCGGATCACGCCAGCGGGTCAATTCCTCATATTCGAAATTAGCGCCAACAACACAGGCGGATGTAACGATATTTTCAAAAGTTACATGGTCTTCATTGAATTGATCAAGTTCGACCCAGGCATTGGCCACATATTCTTGTATTCTTTCCTCAATTGTTTTCATTTCTCATTGTTTTTGAAATATTCGACGATCTCCTCGACTGTAGCCTTGCGGTAATAACCTGATGGTACATCTACAAAAGAATCGAATCGCGTATGTTCGTTAAAAATAAGCCGTCTAACCCCATTTTTACTCTCATTAGTCGGATATTCCGTATATGAGTACCATTGCTCCTGATCGTTCTCGTTGTTCATCGCCGCCAGCGCCCTGAACAGCTCGATGTTGGTGCCGCAGTCTATGCAATTCAAGGCGGTGAATGTTTGTGCGTCATGAGCCACGCCGACACAATAAGTGTCACATATTACCTTATCGCCTAATCTCTCTTCTTTTGGGGGATAAATATATTCATAGCCAATATGCATACACCACTCGATCACATCTTTTCGCTTCTCCGCATCCTCGACGCGGACAAAGCAATGGGTTGTGAATTTCATTCCTCGTTCAGTCTTTGTTTGAATGCGTTTAATGCACTGCAATCGGGGCAATTTCCCCCATTACTTGTTTGTATTGAGTAAATTGGGCAATCCTTGCAAAATGCTTCGATCGCTTTATCCCGCATCCTTTCCTCGGCCTCCTGCTCGGCGAGTTCGGCTGTATGGCTCATTGCTGCTCGTAGCTGCCATTTGGCGTGGTCGCTCATCTCTATTACAAGATGATTCAAGCATCCGTCGATAAATTCCTTTGCTTTTTTGCTTTTCATGGCTATTCGTCGATTATAAACCAACCGTCATGCAGGAGTTGTGCGCGGCTAATTCGGGATTTGAGGATAGTTCGATGTACCCGCCGGCATCGGGAGCAAACAATATCATGCACCACGTCGTATCGGTTGGGTTTGTTTTGGCGGCAGAACCAATTTCGGGGCGATTTGACGCAATATACCTCCTCGAAATCCTTATGCCCGAACCAGCGGCAGATAAGGGGCAAAAGCCATTGTTTCATAGTCCTATTCATTGCTCGCCTCCTTTCAGAAATTCGGGATTGTCGTGGATGTTGCTAATGACTTCTTTTCCAAACTTATAAATCCAATCCTGATCCAATCTTAAATAACATAATTCCTTTCTATCGACCAAGGCTCCCATAAAAGCTGCGTTGCCGGTATGGTAAAAGATTCTATGAGGGCGAGTTTTATCCTCGGACAATGGAGAGCGTATCACATCCCCCTCGTAAATCTCCTTACCGTTCTTGTCTTTCAGCCCCGTAAACTCGCCGACGGTAGTGGGATCGACCTCGTGTCTGTTTGCATCATCGAATATAAAATAGCGCCCATTCAAAATGACAAGGCTGCCATACAACCACTCTCCGTTGTCGAGGCGCTTGCCCCGGAATTTAATTTCTCTCATATTTCAAAATGTTTCAAAATGTTTCAAAATGTTTGAAAGTTTTGCAATGTTCTACTTCGTAACAAAAACTCGTATCATAGTTAGAATAGTTCTTGTTGTTTATTATGAAAGCCTATCCCCATACAAGCCATCCCGATTTCATTACTTGAGAATGTAGTTATAGGGTTCACGGAGCAGGGAAGCGACTGAAATCTACACCAGTCACCGTCGCAATGTTTACAATTTAAGCAAACAGAATCGGGAGTACTCCAATATTCAACGATCTCAAACCCTCCGTTATCACGGCATAACTGTTTCCATTTTTCCCATCGTGAACGGCGCATTTTATCGGGCATCTTGCTTTTGTTTTCACCAAATAATTCAATCCATCTAATTCCAAGTGTTACAGCTATCATATCCCTCATACTTATTACCGACAATACGTATGGATTCACTTATTTTCCACATGGGAAACATGTCCCCCTCTCCTTCGATTGGATATAAACAGAACCCGCCAAATTCAGGATCGTATTTTACATCGCATAATAATAATCCCCTAACTTCTCCATTGGTGTATTTCTCTGCATCGAATACTACAACATCCCTTTCAAAAACCATCTGTCCGTTTTCATATTTAACCCCGGTTGCAAGCATCGGAATATAACCCGTTGGATTAGGCGTTGTATCAAGGTCGGAGAATCCGGATAAGGCCGGAACTCCGATATAATTCCGAAACGCTGTGACGCAGGCAACTTTTGTAGTAAGCATATATCCATCTTCCACTTTCCAGAATCTAATCCCTTGAAGTGCAACTGTGTTTTTCATATCTTCTCGTATTCGTTTATCGTTTCAAAAATCCGCAATGCCACCTGCGGGACTATGGCGTTTCCGCAGGCTTTGACGGCTTCCCGGCGCCACCGAGGAAAGGCGATACCAGCCAATTCCCCGGGAAACCCATCATCTCCGCCACATACAGGGGGTTGAGTCGGGAACCCGTTCCAGTCCGGTATTCGTCGCTTTGCATCGCTGTTTTGGGTAGTCCGTTGCGTATGCCCTGACTGGCAGGAAGCGTTACATTCTTCGCATCGTTGGCGGTCGAAGTAGGCAACAATCCCATTTTCGACGCCATTGCCAGCGTCGGACGTTCCGACGCATTCGGGGAGAGGCTTTTGTTCATTCGGCCGCTTCCTGCGTCTATCGCCGTCGGGGTGGGCAACAGGCTCAACGGCATAAAAACCATCTTCCCGTTCACGCATCGCTTCAGACCCTGCGTCTGTACGGTGGGCAACAAACCAGCATCTGTCCCGACGGTGGGGAGCGCCGACACCGCAAGCCGGAATAATGTACGGCTGCACCTCGTATCCTGCCGCCTCCAGGTCAGCGCACACCTGTTCGAAGACCAACCCTTCCGACCAATTAACGATTCCGTAAACGTTCTCGCCCACGACCCAGCGGGGTCGAACAGTCCGAATAACGTCGAGCATCGCGGGCCACAGGTAGCGATCGTCTTCTGTGCCTCGCCGCTTTCCTGCGAGCGAGAACGGCTGGCACGGGAATCCGCCGGTAAGCACGTCGATACGGTCTTTCCAGACAGTGAAGTCGGTCGCTCTGATGTCTTCATATTGTTCTGCATTCGGGAAGTGATATTTCAATACTTTGCGACAAAAAGGATCGATCTCGCAGTTGAAGGCATTCGTCCAGCCCGCCCACTCGGCCGCCAGATCGAACCCTCCGATCCCGCTGAATAGTGATGCGTGGGTCATAAGCGATCATCGGTTATCGCCGTTTCCGTCGATCACGCCGCGCTCGCGGCGGCTGGCGAGTTTGTCGAGGTTCTGCTGCATGACCTCTTCGAGCGTCAAGCCGTAGCGATCGTTGAACATTACTTTTTTCATTTTCTCTTTCCTTTTAGCTCCGCAATGCGGCGGAGGATATATATCTTCATTGCTTCTGATTTAAGTTCATCCGAAGTCATCGCAAAATGCCATAGATGCGCATATTCATCCGAATTATACCCGTAGCGTATGCCAACAACCGTCCCATCCATATCCTTACGAACTGAATAGACACGTATCTGACAACGCCCCTCCCGCCTCAGTCGGCGCAGTAGTTTGGTTTTCATATCTTCTCGTATTCATTTATCGTTTCAAAAAATCGTCAGTTGTACCGACTTTAGCTGGCGTGTCCCCGCCGCCCTTGCCTGCCTTTCCAGATCGAGCACGCGGGCGTAATTGTAAGTGGCGATCCATTTCATGTTGAGTGGCAGGAGTTGCAAATCCTCCTCCGCCGTTTCGGATTCGGAACGGAGCGTACCTTCGTCCATCTCCGGCACGATTTTCAGGAGGTTCGGCGTGGAGAAGTGCCACCACCACGGCAGAAGGTGCTTCATCACATCGTAGCGCGGGCTTCCCATAAGTCCCCGGCTCTTGCCCGTGTAGTACAGCCATTTTTTCTCGAACGGCCGGTATTCCACGGGAACGGCGCGGAAATCGAAAGGGTCGCCTGGCCCGAACTCGCGCAGGTTTTTCCACTTGTCGCCGCACCACAGGGTGAGGAGGTCGGCCCCGCATTCCGCAAAGTTGTCCCGGTTCTCCCAGGCGTAAAATTCCGGGGGCAAATCCGCAACCAAATCGTGCCCTCCGATCCCGCTGAAAAGAGAGGCGTGGGTCATAAGCGATCATCGGTTATCCCCGTTTGAGTCGATCACGCCGCGCTCGCGGCGGCTGGCGAGTTTGTCGAGGTTCTGCTGCATG